AGCTGCTGGAAAAGTTCAAACCGTAGCAGCAGCGGGGCGCGCAAATGGAGCGGTGGCCACATTAAGCATGACGACAGATGGTAAGCAGTTGATGCTTCCATACGCGCCGCCTGAGCAGTCGTGGAGCTATGCAGCAGCTAGTGGCGGCATTGTCAGCACCACTCCTGTTGTTCTTCAATCTGCTGGTGCAGCCAGCGTTCGCAATTACCTTAAACATTGCGACTTGTCGTCTGGTGCTTTGGGTGCCGCAAGTGAGTTAATAATTCAAGATGGTGCCGCTGGCTCGATTCTATGGCACGGCTATGTCACCACCGCAGGATATGCAAATGTATCGAACGTAACGTTTGATCCCCCGTTGCGAGGCTCTGCGGCGACATTGATGCAATTTGCCACGGTAACACCGACTGTTTCGGGCGCGCTGTATATCAATTGCCAGGCTCCATGATGCGCAAACTTTTAGCGCTGGTCTTATTTGCCGTTGCATTTTGTGCTAGCGCGCAGGTAACAGTCCAGCCTTCGTTCTTTGGCACAAACCTCGGCTCTGATCCGACCGCTGCTGGGTATGTGTGGCCCAAATGCTGTGGCCAAAATTTTCGTGCATGGGATACACCCATTGGGGCGACAAATGCCGCGCCTAAGTGGGCCGCATCAAATCCATCAAGCGGAAATTATTCTTTCGCGAATCTGAATGCAATTGTTGCTGCAATCAAAGCTCACAATGGGAATGTCGTTTACACATTTGGCAATGTACCTTCGTGGGTCAATTCAACTCAAAATTTAACGACGCAGGCGCAGCTAAATGATCTCTATGCATTTGCAACTGCGCTTATGGCCGATGTTGGGCCGTCTGGGATCGCTTATTGTGAATTGTGGAATGAGTTCAATGATGGATCGCCTTGGTGGGTGGGAACCGATGCACAAGTGAGTGTTATTCTTCAGAACTTATATCCAATTGCGCACAACAATGGCTGCACAGCTCTTGCGCCAAGTATCGGCATGGAGAACAACAGTTCATCGCTTGTGCCAGCGTCACCTTACTATCATCTTGAACAAGTATTCTCAGGCTGCTACACAAGCGGATTGCCTTGTTTTGATTGGTTGAACTTCCACGGCTATCCGGGGTTGATATCGAAAGCGGTACCTGATTTATTGGTTGTTACTGCCCCAGAGCTATTGCCGACAATGGTCAATAATTACTTGGCCGTGGCAAGTGAATTTGGCTATGGGGCGTACCCGCTGGCGGTGAACGAAGGCTTTGCGTGTGTTGCCGCATCCGATAGCACAACATCATTCGACACCGATGTTCTGGCCGGTTGCCAAGCGCGCTATGTCATCATGCTTGCGTCACTTGGCGTTGTGCAAGAAGAATATTTCAACTATGGAACAGAGTGCGCTACCAAGACGGCCTGCGGCTCATCCCTTGCGAATACATCCACTAATATTTTGGGAATGAGTCGCGTTGGGGTTGCACTTAGAAATATCCAAGGTTGGTTATCGGGTGCAACATTCACGACCCCGATGACACGAGTTAGGGCGACAAATTCAATCCGAAGCGCCGTGAATGCGACATCAACCGTTGGTCTCCTATCTGGGCCGGGAACGAATTGCCCTGGTGGCGTAAATACGGCAGGAACATTGCCGCTACATATGTATTCGTCTAACAATCAGTCATCTAATGGCATGAGCTTGTACAACGCTGGCAGCGGCACAGAGTCGTCAATACCATACATCGATTTTCGTCTGTGTGGTATTGACACGACAAGTGGCAACGGCAAGGCGACCGCGTCCATTTTGTTCGACAACGGCATTACATCTACGCCAGGGCAAAATTGGGTGACTGGTGGATACTATCGAATGACTGCTGGATCGAGTGCCAACATCTATCAATTTCAGATTGCTCAGGTTGACGCGACAAGCGGCGGCAGCTACTTAGCCGATACGCACTACTACACGCTCTATCCAGTCAACGTGTCTCTTGCCAGTCAACATTCAGAATTTCGTTCGCGTACAGACAACGCGACTACTGGTCAAATGCAACCGCAGTTTTCTATCCAGTATCAATACAACGGAAACGGCACAACTGGCACGTTGCCGATCGATATCACAATACGCATCGGCTCGCCAACATCCGAAACAGGCGGCAATTCAACACAGTGGATCGGCAATGTAACCGAGGCAAACGGTACGCAAGGAATTATCGCTTGGGATGCTTCTAATGGACCGAGCAACTATACAGCGCCAGCAGGATATAACGCCTATCGCGATATCTACGGTGTCAGCCATGCAATCGTAGGCAACACTGTCACGTTGACGAACATGCCGATCATCATTGAAAACACCGCTTGGAAGGGCTTGATCCATTAGTGCATATGATGGTGCCCTTCCCCCGCCTGTATTTTCAGCGGGTCCCTCCTGGGGCCTTCTTCGATGAGGGCATTGCGCGCCCCGACAATTTTTTAGCGGGTGAATTTCTGGGTAAGTGAACAGTTAACAAAAACAGTGAACACAGTGAACAGTGAACAAACATGGGAGCCGAAAGCCAGTATCTGACCCGCGCCGAGTTTGCACGAGCCCAAAATTGGAGTCGCAGTTATGTGACCAAGCTCGGCAACGAAGGCCGCTTGGTGCTCGATGCCGCCGGCAAGATGATCGACGTCGGCGCGACACTAGCAGTTCTCAAACGCACCACAGATCCAAGTAAAGAAACAGTTCGTCAACATCATGCCGCGACACGCGCTGACAAGCCGACTGAAAAGGATTCCAACGAAGCGCCGGCAAGTGCCAGCGCCGACCCGAAATACTGGGACAACAAAGCGCGACGCGAAGGCGCATTGGCCGAGATGGCTGAATTGGAACTGGCAACGAAACGCAATGAACTGGTCGACCGGGAACGTGTCGAAGCCACCGCTTTCGCAACAGGACGGAATTTGCGAGATACGATGCTTGGTTTGCCGACGCGACTTGCGCCAGTCATCGCGACGATGACTGATGCGTTTGAGGTCGAAGTTATGTTGCGCGACGCGATTCGGCAAGTATTTGCTGATTCGATGAAATTGACAGCCGATGGTTTGCTACGAGTATCCGAGCGGGCACACTGATGAACGGTCTTGCGGATGGCGGAGAAGCATACCTAGCTGGGTGGCATAAAGGTATTGAGCCAGATCCGGATTTGTGGATCGACGAGTGGTCTGACAAATATATGGTCATACCGCCTGGCGGCGGCGCAGAGCCTGGTCAATATCGTACACAACGTACGCCGTATGCCCGCGAAGTCATGCGATGCCTGTCGCCGAGTCACCCAGCTAAGCGTGTGGTATGTAAGGTCGCATCACAACTGCTGAAGACACAGGTTGGCATCAACTGGCTTTCGGCATCGATCCACCAGGCGCCAGGCAATATGTTGGTGCTGCTGCCGAGTCTCGGCCTGGCGCGGCGTGTTTCGAGTCGGATTGGCAAAACGATTGACGGCGTCGCAGTTCTGCGAGAGCGGGTGGCGTCGCCTCGATCACGCGACAGCCGCAATACGATAGACACGAAAGAGTTTGACGGTGGCACCCTCTACATCACGACAGCGGGATCGGCAGCCAATTTGGCAGAGATCCCGGCGCGGTATGTTTACGGCGACGAAGTAGATCGTTGGGAAGTATCTGTCAATAAGGAAGGTGATCCAGTTGAGTTAGCTGAAACACGGACGAGTACTTTCGGACGCAACGCAAAACTTTACTACACAAGCTCGCCGACCATCGAAGGTGCGAGCCGGATCGATACGCTATTCAAACAAAGCGATCAACGACATTACTTCGTGCCATGCCCCCACTGCGGCAAAATGCAGACGCTTGAATGGGAGCATCTCTGGTGGTCGCAGGATTTGAAGGAAGCCACGTATGTGTGCCAGGAATGCGGCGAGCATATTGCGGAGAGCCATAAGACAGAGATGTTTGAGAATGGAGTATGGATTGGGCAAGCCGAGGGCGATGGTGAAACGGTAGGATTTACGTTATCGGCGTTGTATATGCCGCTCGGTTGGGTCTCCTGGATCGATCTGGTCAAGCAATATGTCAAGGCCAAGGAGGCCGATGAAAAGGGCGACCCGGAACCGATGCAGGTGTTCTATAACACCCGCCTGGCGTGCTGCTGGGACAACATCAAAGAACGAACCAGTCCGGACGAGCTGAAGGACCGTGCCGAGCCTTATGCGTTGCGTTCGGTGCCTGACGATGTTCTGGTATTGACCGCCGCTGTTGACACGCAAGACAACCGCCTGGAGTTGATGATTACCGGATGGGGTGAAGGAATGGAACGCTGGGTGATGGATTACCAGGTTATTCATGGTGATCCGGCGACCGAAGGTCCGTGGGAAGTGCTGGAAGAAATATTGAAGACGCCGCTCAAGCGTAAAAATGGCGTCAACATGAGCATCAAGGCGGTTGGCATCGATTCCGGCGGTCACCATACGCAGGAGGTGTACGAATTTACACGCCGTCGCAAATACCGGATGGTATTTGCCTTGAAGGGGGCCAACAAGCCTGGCCGTCCTGTAGTGGCGGCACAGCCCAGCAAGGTCGATATCAGTCGGCGCGGAAAAGTCGAGAAGGGTGGCGCTGAATTGTGGATGGTCGGTACCGACACCACTAAAGATTGGCTGCATAGCCGATGGAAGATTGGCGAGGGTCCAGGCGGGATTCACTTTTCCCAGGACCTACCAGATGACTTCTATAAACAACTCTGCAGCGAACGCCGTCTGATCAAGCACGTGAAGGGATACAAGCGGTCTGAATGGGTCAAGAGTAAGGCCGACCGCAATGAAGCATTGGACTTATGTGTCTACAACACGGCAGCGGCGCACCGACTGGGCTTGCATAAGTGGCGCGAAACCGATTGGGAGCGGGAACGAGAAAAGGTAAATCCGACCCAAACCGATCTTTTCGTGGCTGTGCAGACGTCTGCACAGCCACCAGCGGAGCAAACAACGACTGTTCCAGGAGCGAATGCGACTCCCAAACCGCAAGAGCGAAAAAAAATAAACCTCAGTCGACTAGCGTGAAGACTGACAACAAAGGCGATTTTATGAAATCGAGAAGATCAAGCAACGCGGACTGGAGTAAAGCATCGCCAGTGGGGCAAACGGTCCTCATGCGTGCGCCAGTATGGGCAGATCCTCTGCGCGTCATTGCGGCAATTGTAACCAGCGTGAAAGATGCCGATGAAATTGAACTGGCAGGCGCACAGTACATGGTTTCTGTGACCGCATTCCCGCCAGGTAAGTCTCCAGAGACTCTGCAGCGCGTGCCATTGTTCGACCAGGAACCGTCGTTAAATATTACTCCCGCCGCTTGGCCAAGAGCATAGACGAAGAAAGTATTAAATGGCTATTACCGATGGAATGAGCACTGCAGACATGCAAGCGAGACTGGTATCGCTTCAGGCCGCCTATTTCGATCTGGCTGCCGGCGCAAAAGTCGTGACTGCCACCTATGCACAAGGGGATGGCACGAAATCAGTCACGTATACCCCGACCGATATGACGCAGATTCGCAAGAGCATTCTCATGCTTCAAAAGGCGCTCGGCATTATTAACCACTATCCTCGTGCGCGTAGGATCGTATTCTGATGGCATCGATCATTGTCGATAGTTCAGGCAAGCCCTACGGCGACATCCCTTCGGGTGTCCGTGCGCGTGCCGACTGGGGTGGCCCAGGCATTACGCAGTCGCCCACATCGAGCGTATTTCCTTATCAGGCGTCCAATATCCAAACGCAGGAGATGGGAAATTGGTTGCCGTGGATACGGTCGCCGGATTCCGAAATCAATCAGTTTCGCGACCGGATGGTCGCAAGGTCGCGGGATCTGGCTCGCAATGACGGCTGGGCATCTGGCGGCATTACACGCATCCTCGATAACACAGTTGGCGCACATCTTCGATTGTCTTCCAATCCAGACTACCGCGCCTTGGCCACGATGGCGAAAGGGTTTGATTCGGTATGGGCCGATGAGTTTCGGCGCACCGCAGAGGCCCTTTGGCGCGGGTTTTCCGAGGATCTGGGGCACTTCAATGACCTGTCTCGTCAGCTCACAACGTCCGAGCAGCTTCGCCTCTCGATGCGTCACAAGTTGATTGACGGTGAAGATTTGGTCGTGACGTATTGGAAACCGGAGCGCATCGGTCGAGGTGCAGCCAAGTATGCGACTGCGTTCTCGATCATTGATCCAGACCGTTTGTCGAATCCATACGGAATGCCGGATTCAAAGTACATGCGTGGCGGAGTAGAAATTGATGACGATGGCGTTCCTATCGCGTACCACATCCGCAAAGCGCATCAAAACGATTGGTATAACGCAGTTGAAAGCATGGAGTGGGTGCGTGTAGTTCGTGAAGAAGCGGATGGCTGGCGCCGTGTGATCCATGATTTCGACCGGGATCGCGCAGGGCAAAATCGTGGCATAGGGGTATTTACCCCGGTACTGGGCCATGCCAAGATGCTGGCCAAGTATTACGGCATTGAGTTGCAGGCAGCGACGGTCGGGGCGATATTCGGCACTTATGTCACCAGCCCCTACGATCCGGAAATGATCGAAGCGGCGATGGAAAGCGACGGAGAAAAGCTCGGATATTACCAAGACCTCCGCATGGATTGTGCGGAAAAGCGTCCGCCAATGTTAGACGGTGTTCGGATACCAACTCTGGCACCTGGTGAAACGATCAACTCTGTAGCCGCA